AGACAAACGCGTTTCAGAATCCAACACATTGGGTCATGCACCCACGCCGCCTAGCTTATCTATTAGCTGCAGTTGATTCACAAAACCGTCCTTTGGTAGTTCCAAACGCAAGCGGACCAGTAAACACAATGGCAGCAGGCGCAGGAGCTTCATCATACGGTAACTCAGGTTACTCATTGATGGGTCTACCAATTGTTACTGATGCAAGCGTTGGAACAACTTTCGGCGCAGCAACAAATCAGGACAAAATCTATTGCGTTGCAGCACCTGAAATGCACCTTTGGGAGCAGACAGGATCACCATTTGCGCTTAACTTTGATGCAACTGGTGCAAGCACATTGACAATTAAGTCTGTTGTCTATGGCTATGCAGCGTTTTCAGCAGGTCGTTACCCTCTAGCTGCCTCGATTATCTCAGGCACAGGTTTGGTAGCACCAACATTCTAAGCAAAGCTTAGAACAATAGTGTAGAGCCGGTAAGACTCCCCCGACTTATCGGCTCTACACCTTTAAACGGGGGAAAGCATGAAATCAGCACATACAGTTTCAATTGGAGCATGTGATCCAGGTACAGTTAATGCTGCTTGGGCGTATACAATGCTGCAACTTGCACAAGCAAGAAGTTCAAGATTAGGTCCATTTATAAGAATCGAAGGATCTGGTTTATTAAGTAAATTACGTAATCGTGTAGTTGCAACCTTTTTAGATCATACAAAATCTGATTGGTTGTTAATGATAGATACCGATGAGCAGTTAAGTGTCCAAGCATTTGATAAGTTAATTGAAACTGCTCATGATAAAGATAGACCAGTTGTAGCAGGACTTTATTTTGCAGCTTGGGACGCAAATGAAAACCTATATCCTGTTCCTGTTCCATTGATTTTTAATGATACTAATAAAGGCTTTGCGCCTATAAATGACTACAAACGTAATGCGGTTTTTGAGATTGATGCTGCCGGTACTGGTTGCATATTAGTCCATCGTAGTGTACTTGAGAAAATGCGCGAAACAGCAGATCCAAACCAAGGCACGAACTGGTGTTGGTTTTGGGATGGACCTATAAATGGTGAATGGATAAGTGAAGACTTACTATTCTGCCGTAAAATCAAGCATTTAGGTTTCCCTATTTATGCCAATACAGGTGCCATATTGCCGCATCAGAAAAGATACTGGTTACATGAAGGCCATCATACTGAACGGCAAAGTAATGAAAATATTTAAGAAAAAACAAACAGCAACAGCTTTGCCCGATTTAGAACGAGCAATGCAGCCTAAATTAGAGAAAAGGATAACGCATGGCACTAACAAACGCCTATTGCACCCTATCGGATGTAAAGAATGCTCTTGCAATCGAAGACATCAATGATGATCTAGCTATAGAAGCTGCAATTGTTTCTGCTTGTAGAATGATTGATGATTATACAGGTAGATTTTTTTACAAAGATGGAACTTCTGCGGCTCCTGTGATTCGTTATTACACGCCAAATGACTGGTGGATCTGTAATACAGATGATATTGTTTCTATTAGTGAAATTGCAACAGATGATAATTTTAACCGTAGTTATACAACTGTTTGGTCTGCAACAGATTATATGGTGGAGCCAATAAATAATCCACGTAGAGGTTGGCCATTTACTCGCATCTTAGCCGTAGATCGTTATCTTTTTCCTCGTTTATATCCGCAAACTGTACGTATTACAGGAGTATGGGGATGGTCTGCTGTACCCGCAGAGATCAATTTAGCTGCTCGTCTACAAGCTTCTAGACTGTTTATTAGAAAACAATCTCCATTTGGAGTTGCCGGTTCTGTTGATATGGGAACTGTAAGACTAACTTCTAGATTAGATCCTGATGTTGAAGCGTTAATTCGTCCACTTAAAAAGTTGAGTGGAGTTGCATACTAATGCTACCAAGCAAAGTCCGCGAAGGATTAAAAAACAATTTACAAGAAATAGATGGACTTAGAGTTTATGATTTAGTCCCTGATGTAATTGTTCCACCATGTGCAATAATTGGTCAATTAGATCTTACATTCGATCTTAACAATGCTCGCGGTTTAGATCAAGCAAATGTAGATGTAATGGTTATTGTCCAGAGATTCTCTGAAAGAACAGGCCAAGACAAGCTCGATAAATATCTTTCTGGTTCAGGAGATTATTCAATAAAAGCAGCAATTGAATCAGATCGTACTCTCGGTGGAGAAGTCGATACGCTTAGAGTTACCGCGGCTCAATCAGGAGTTTATCAAGCTGCTGATGTTGAATATTTATCATATCGATACCAAGTAACCATATATGGAGATGGAGCATAATGTCATATACAATAAAATCCGATAATTTTGTATTCGGAGACAAGAAAAAAGGTGACCAAGTCACTGAAAAAGAATTGCTTGATGCAGGTTGCAACCCAGAAGCGCTAGTTAAGGGTGAACATCTATCAAGTAATATACCAACCAAACCAGCAATAGAAAAAGGAGCGGACGAATAATGGCCCGTTTAGTTCTTACCAACGCATATATCACTATAAATGCAGTCAATCTTTCTGACCACATTGCAAGTGTTACTTTAACAACAAATGACGATGTTGTAGAAACAACTGCATTTGGTTCAACCGCACGTACACGTATTGGTGGACTTGGTGATAATTCAGTAGCAATTGAATTCCATCAGGATTATGCAACAAGCAATGTTGAAGCAACAATTTATCCACTACTTGGAGCTACAACAGCAGTTGTAGTTAAGCCAAATGGTGCGACAACAGCAGCTGATAATCCATCTTATACATTCACGGCTTTAGTTTCAGAGTGGACTCCATTAAATGGAGCAGTTGGAGAATTAGCAACTGCATCTGTAACCTGGCCAATTAGCGGCGAAGTAACTAAGGCGGTTTCATAATGGCACGTATTGTATTAACTAACGTAGCAGTTACTTTCGGAACAACAGATATTTCATCTTATGTTACTTCTGTGACATTAGGATCTACTTATGATGTTGTAGAAACCACAGCTTTTGGCAATACCGCACGCACACGTGTGGCTGGACTTGCTGATAACAGCGTTGCTCTTGAGTTTAATCAAGACTACGCTGCAAGCGCATTAGAAGCAACAATCTACCCAACACTTGGTACTGGAGTCTCAATGACTGTGCGCCCGGTTGCTGGTACATCACCTGCATATAGTTTTACAGCTTTAGTTTCAGAATGGACACCACTAAATGGTGCCGTTGGTGAACTTGCAACTGCATCAGTAACTTGGCCAATCAGTGGTACAATCACCAAATCTTAATCTAACAAGGGGGAAATCATGGACGGTCTTGGAATCAAAGTAAAAACAACAGATGGTAATCAGATAACTTACAAACTAACTCCTCGTGTCATAGTTGCATTCGAGCAACAATATGGCAAGGGAATGCCTAAACTGCTTGGTGAAGAACAAAAAGTCGAGCATATTTATTGGTTAGCATGGAAGTGTATGCAATCTAACGGAGTTATTGTAAAACCATTTGGTCCAGAATTCTTAGATACAATTGTATCGGCTGAATTGGACTCAGATGATTCTTTCGGATCCACCGAGACAGCTTAACGTATAACGTAGCAGCTATCTCGGTGGAAACTGGTATTTCACCAATAGATCTAATAGATGCGCCTGAAGGCATACTTGAGGCTATTACTATTTATCTTAAAGAGCGAGCAAAAGGTAAATAAGTGGAAGACGATACAAGAATCATTTTGACCGGTATAGAACCAACTATTAAAGCTCTGAAAGAGTTTGATAAAAAAGCTGTCGCTAAGTTTAACAAAATAGTCAATACTGAATTAAATAATGCTGAAGGTGCTGCTCATCGTTTAGTAGATAGCATTCAGAGTAGAACAACCAATACTCCAATGCGTAATTGGAGACCAACAGCAGCTGTAAGTGGACGAACTTGGGGTGGTTCTGGTTGGCCTGCTTGGGATCAGTCAACAATTAAAGCAGGAATTACTGTTTCTAAAGCACAAAGACGTACTCGTAAAGATTACACAACAAGTGCTGGTGCTTTGCTAAATACATCTGATGCCGGTAAAGTATTTGAACTTTCAGGACGTAATAAAAAAAGTGGATCATTTATTGAAAGACTTAATTGGTTTGGTAAAGCTTCTCGTCTTGTCTGGAAAGTTGTAGATAAAGAAAGACCACGTATTGAAAAAGTAGTAGCAAAAGCTTTAGAAGACGCAAAACGTGAATTACAAACTCATCTTGATTCAGCGGGAAAGGTAAAATAACATGGCAGTTGGTGCGGTAGTTGCCCGTATTCTTACCCAATACTCTGATAAAGGCACAAAATCAGCAATAAAAGATATTGGCAAGATGGAAAAAAAGTTTAACGACTTTGCCAACAAGACCGCAAAAGTTTTTGGTGTAGCCACTTTAGCCGCAGCAGCATTTGCAGCAAAAATTGGAAAAGACGCTGTCCGTGGTGCAATGGAAGATCAAAAGCAACAGACAGCACTAGCAACAGCTTTACGTAATGTTACCGGAGCAACTGATGGTGCAATTGCTGCAACTCAATTATACTTAGACAAACTTGAGTTAATGGTTGGCGTTGATAATAAAGAATTGATTCCATCTCTTCAGATTTTAACTCAAGCTACTAGAGATGTAACACAAGCGCAAACACTTCAAGCATTAGCTTTAGATGTTTCTGCTGCGACTGGCAAGGACTTACAAGCAGTTTCTATTGCACTTGCAAAAGCTGTTGGTGGAAATGTTACAGCTTTAACTCGACTGGGTGTTCCACTTGATGCAGATGCAGTTAAAGCCAAAGACTTGACCGCTATTCTGAAATCACTTGGTGATACTTTTGGTGGTCAAGCAAATGAAAGAGCTAAAACTTTTGAGTTCCAGTTAGTCCGATTGCAACTTGCATTTAATCAGATTTTAGATCAAATTGGTTATGCACTAATTCCTTTCTTAGAAAAACTAGCTGGCGTTATTAGAGATAAAGTACTTCCGGCACTTTCTGCTTGGATTGAACAAAATGGTGCAAAACTTGCTGGAGCCTTTAAGACGGCAATTGCCTACGGTGTTGCTTTCTTCCAACTTACTTTTGATCTTTTTAGTTTTGTAGCACGTAATGCAAAAGTATTTGCAACTCTAGGCGCAATAATTGTTGCTGCTTTTTTTGGTGGCAAAGTTGCAGCTGCTACAACTGCTCTTATCGGTGGTATTAAAGCAATTATTACTGTCATGAAAGCTTTACGTACAGTCTCTCTAGCATCTGCTGCCGCTACTGCTCTTGCTACAGGTGGAGTTTCGGCAGCCGCTGGTGCCGCAGCATTTGGTGTTGCTTTAGTTGGTATGGGTCTTGCTGCAAAGAAGTTTAATAGCGATTCTGATAAAGCAACAGATGCACTTGGTAAGTTTGGCGTAGATCTTAAAGGTCTTAGTGTTGAAGCAGATGATTACACTAAGGGTCTAGATAAAATTACATCAGCAACAAATAAAGTAACTGCAGCAACTAAAGGCGAAGTACAAGCAACTGAATTGTTACTTAAACTACGCAATAAATTCGGATTAAAAGGACTTAAAGAAACTGATCCAATTACTCTTGAAGCAATTAGGAAAAATCAAATTAAGCAAGCAAAACTTGGTATTTCCAGTCCAACGATCTCATTGCTAGCATCTGCTGGACATGGAAACATTGCTAAAAATACAACAATGAACGGTGGAAACATCACGGTAAACGTGGCCGGTTCTGTTGTTTCACAAGGTGATCTTGTAAATGGTATTAAGAATGGTCTTGCAACTCTTATGCGCCGACGTGGTGGCAGTCAGTTTGCGGTGCTATAATGCCAGCGAATGCACCTTCACTTACAGTTTCATTTAGTAATGGTGGAGCTTTTACAGCTGTCAGTGCTGATCTTTTGTTATCTGTTGAGATCCGTCGAGGTAGGCAATATCAAAATGACTTTTTAGAAGCTGGAACTGCTGATGTTGTACTTAACAATCAGTCAGGTGCTTTTGATCCAAGCAACACATCAAGTCCATGGTATGGAATTTTAATTGCGGGAATGCAAGTAAGAATCCAAGGCAATTCTACAACAATTTATACAGGCTATTTAGAGAACAATGAAGTAAATCAAGGTATTTATCCTACCGTGTCATTAACATTTGTTGATGGTCTTGCACAGATTGCCAAGGCAATTGCACCAGCATTAGCAACTAGTAATTTTTCAGAAGCTGCTTCTGCAAGAGCAACTAGAGCACTTGATCTTGCTGAATGGACTGGTGGACGTAGTCTTACTGGAACAACAGTTATGCAAAAAACAAAACAAAACATGAGTTGTCTTGAAATGTTAGAACAATGCGCTAATTGTGTAGGCGGAAGATTTTATGTAAGTCGATCAGGAGTTGCAACTCTTGTTCCATTATCCGATAAGTTTAGCCGTCCAACTAGATTATTATTTAGCGACCAAGGCGATGCCAATAGTGTTGGCTACGATGGAATTATTACTAATCCTGGAACTGATTATGTTTACAATGAGGCAATAGTATTTAGAGGTCCAAAGAAAGCTCAAAAGACAGCAAAGTTTACATCTAGTGTTTCTACATATGGACTAAAGTCTAAAAAACTAGATGCACCTATCTTAAATGAAACTAGTGCTGCAAATCTTGCTTTATATGCTGCTAGAAAAGATGCTGATGCTGTTGTATTGGCAGAACAAATAGATTTTACAGCAATCGGTATTGGCGCACTTGCAACCGACATGCTCGAGACTGAATTAAATGATCTTGTCCAAGTAAAGCGTTTAACTTATGATGGACGAAATATTACAATTAACTGTGTTGTAGAAGGATTAGCTCATTCAATAACAGCAGATAATTGGAGAGTTAGTTACTTCACATCTGTAGTTGATCCTTATACGATTACGATTTAGGGGAAATAATGCCACTTTGTCCGCAAATCACAATTACACCAATTACAGTTACCTCAACAGGCATGACTCAAACTTCTATCATTCCTATTGTTGCTGCGACCACAGAAGAAATAGATGAACTTCAAGTTGAAATCGATACAATTGAAGTATCTGTTAATGGCAAAAATCATATTTACCGACAAGCAACTGCTCCAGACGGAACCGCATTTCCTTTAACTGAAGGCGATGTTTGGTTTGATACAGACGATGGTAATAAGCAATACTATTGGACTGGAACTGCATGGGTATCTGTTCAAGATCTTGGAATTGCTGCAGCAGAAACAGCGGCAGCAGCAGCAGCATCTGCGGCAGCAGCGGCGTCATCTGCAGCTGCATCTGCAACTTCAGCAGCAGCGGCAGCATCTGCAGCAGCAACAGCTGCACAAACAACTGCAGATGGAAAAAATAAAGTTTATCGTCAAGCAACAGCACCAGCAGGAACTCATTCAGTTGGAGATCTTTGGTTTGATTCTAGTGCGGACAACAAACCAAATAGATGGACTGGTTCTGCTTGGGAAGCTTACGGTTTTGGAAATCTTGCTGTAGGAAACTTAGATGCAGCGGCTATTTCAACTGGAACATTAAATGCGGATCGTATTGCTGCCGCTTCTATTACTGGAGCAAAAATAGTTGGTGGAACTATTGAAGCTGTAAACATTGCTGCAGGAACAATTACTGGAGCAAAACTTGCAGTAGGAACCATTGAGGCAGTTTCAATTGCAGCAGGAACAATTACTGGTGCAAAAATTGCTGGTTCAACAATTACCGCTAGCAATATTGCAACCGCAACAATTACTGCTGATCAAATTGCAGGCGCAACAATTACGGCAGCAGAAATTGCAGCAAATACAATTACCGCGGATGAAATTGCAGCAGGATCAATTACAGTTGACCGCTTAACAGCAGGTACTTTAACTGCGTTTACACTCAGAACTTCATCGGGCGCTCGCCGCGTCACAGTCTCAGCCTCTACCAACTCAATCTCATTTACAGAGTCTAGCACAACTGTTGGTCACGTTGGCCCAGCTGCTACCGACGGCGTTGTTATTCACTACGGTTCAACTTTTAATCCAAACGTTACGACTTACCCGCTGGCTTATGTGAGTTCTAACTCGGTTATTATAGCGCAAGCAGCCGCCAAGTATGTGGAAGTAAGTTCCACGGGTGTGGTCATGAATGGAAACGTTTACACTCTTGATGCTTTTTATAATCAAGATCCTTCAACAAGCGCAAACGCAGCAAATACTCGTATGGATACAGATGGTCGTACAAGACGAAGTACTGCTTCTAGTGCTCGTTTCAAAGAAAGCATAGTTGA